CCCTAAGTTGTGGAACATGTATGTTGCACAAGCTAAGTCTAAGTTCAGAGTATACCCTTCACCAGCTGCAGCTCACTGGGTCCGCTCTCACTATTCTCAAGTAGGTGGAAAGTTTGTTGATTCCGCAAAAGACATTGACCCAAGATTTCGTGATTATGTACAAGAAAGCATTGACAAGAAACTTGCTGCACAAAAAGAAAAAGTTACGAAAAAAGTTGGAATTAGTAATCTCCGTGGCGAACGTTACCGCGGTTAATAACTAACCTATGCTATTATTAACACAACCACCAGAGAGGTTCTAAAATGAGTATGGACTTTTCGCCCCCCAGTTATAGGGCGGCGTCATCTGACCTTACCATTTCAATTTCCCCTCTTGGTCTTGTAGAGCTTGCAGATGAAGAGTTTGAGGTCCACGGCCCTCGTTTAAACCGTTATTCCCTTAACTGGGCTATGTACTTAGGCCACCACGCTTCATACCGCCGTCAGGCTGGGGAAACCCAAATGGTTATGAACTACTACCGAGCGTTTACAGATTACATTATTAACTTTTCTTTTGGTAAAGGTATGCACTTCCGAGCACCTAAGCAAAATGAAGGTATTGTTCCTGACTTATTAGAACGCGCATGGTCAGTAGATAATGATAAGCAAACTGTACTTTGGGAAATGGGTCAGCAAGGTGGAGTTTCAGGAGACTGCTTTGTTAAAATTGCATACGAAGAAGCTTATGTAGACTCAGTTGGTCGTGGCCACCCAGGTAAGATTCGTATCCTACCCCTTAACGCATCGTTTTGTTTCCCCGAGTTCCATCCGCATGACCGCGAACGGCTTATCCGTTTCAAGCTAAAGTACCGATTCTGGGGCACCTCGCTTGAAGGAACTCGGCAGGTTTTTACATACACTGAAATCCTTACAGATGATGTTATTGAGGAATACATTAATGATGAACTTATTGACTCTCGCCCAAACCCTCTCGGAACCATCCCTGTTATTCATATCGCTAATGTTAGAGTTTCTGGGTCTCCTTGGGGTCTTTCTGATTGCCACGATATTATCCCAATCAACCGCACGTATAACGAAGTTTCGACTGATATTGCTGACATCGTCAACTATCACGCTGCTCCTGTTACTGTCATCATCGGTGCAAAAGCTTCACAGTTAGAAAAGGGCGCTAACAAGGTATGGGGCGGTCTTCCTAAAGACGCTCGTGTAGAAAACCTTGAAGGTGGAGCACAGGGTCTAAAGGGCGCTATGGAGTTCTTAGCTCTTATGAAAAAAACCATGCATGAAATGGTTGGTGTTCCAGAAACGGCTCTAGGTATGTCACAGCCTATTTCTAATACGTCTGGCGTTGCGCTTTCTATCCAGTTCCAACCTTTAATGAACAAATGGAACCAAAAAACTACGCAGTATGCTCGTGGCATTCAACGCATTAATGAACTTATTATTTTAAACTTAGCCCTTAAAGAACCAGAAACTATGTTCTGGAATCCTTTGACTGAGGGTAGTTTAGAGCAAGGCGAAGCCCAGGCGTTAGACATTAACGACCCACTAGCTGTCCAGAACTCCGTGCACTTCCTTCCACCACTTCCATTAGATAAACTGATTGTTCTTAACGAAATCCAATCAAAACTTTCTCTTGGTTTAGAGTCAAAGGCTGGTGCTCTTCGCGCTCTTGGTGAAGAATTCCCATATGAAAAGCTTGAAGAAATTCGTTCTGAACTTATGGCTGATGCTAAGGCTGATGGCGCTGTCAAACTAGTACAGACTCAGATTGAAAATGTTATTGCTAACTTGACAGGTATGTTGTCAGGTGGCCTTGGTGGTCAACCAGTTCCTATGGCCCCTGGACAACCAGGTGGGCCAGTAGAAGGTGCTGAAGGTATGCCTATGATGCCTCCACCAATTATTGACCAAGCAACAATTGCTACAGAGCAAGCTGAACAGCAATTACGTGTTGACTTGGTAACAAGAGCTTACGGTACAACTCTACCTAATAGAAGAGCACCGTCAGGCGATTATTAAGGGTTTAGTAAGACAAATTCTTATATTCGTACAAAAATAAGTATAGAAACAATTGTTTGGTCAGATGTGGTACGGGATTACTCCCATTCGGAAAACGACCCCTAGAAAACTAAGGACATAAAATGGCAGTAAACGCCGATGTTAATGCATTTAATGCAGAAGCAAACATTACCCCTCCAGTAGCAGCAGACCTGGGCGCTGACGCACCAGCTGCTACTTCAGACGAACCAACCCAGAAATTCTACACAGATGAAGATTTGGCAAAAGTTCGTAGCCAGGAAAAAGAAAAGCTATATCCTCAGATTGATAAGCTCAAGGAAGAACTTGACGTTATCAAGCGCGAGCGCGAAGAAGAATTAGCACGCAAAGCAGCATTTGATGCTGAGCAGGCTGAAGTTACTAAGCGTAAGCAAGAAGATGAGCTTGAAGTTCGTGACCTACTAAAGGTTAAAGAACAAGAATGGTCGGAGCAGTTGGAACGTGAACGCCAAGAGCGGGAACGTGCCTTTGCTCTTCTGGAACGCGAAAAGGCATTTACCGAAGTTACGAATTACCGTAATTCTCGTCTACAGCAGGAATCTGATTCAATCATTCCTGAACTAGTAGACATGATTACTGGTGACTCACCAGAAGAAATTGAAGCAAGTATCCAAGGACTAAAAGACCGCTCGTCCCGTATCCTAGAAAGTGTACAGCAAGCAACGCAAGCTGCTCGCAGAGACATGACAGGGACGAGAGTCACTACGCCCCCAAATGCTGGACCACTGGACATCGAAACAGGCACAAAACAGTTCACGGCTGAAGACATTTCGGCTATGTCGTTAAACGATTACGCTAAATTTAGGTCAGCACTCTTGAGCCCACAAGCTCAGGGCCAGTCCAAGGGTATGCTCGGTTAATCTCTAATCCCCCCCATCAAAAACTAACAAGGAGTCATACGTGGCTAGCGCATTAACGGGAACAGGCAATCTTGCCGCATCCCCAACCGCCTATTCAGGCACAAACTCGCAGCTAACTCAGGCGATTCAACAGATTTGGTCAAAGGAAATTCTTTTCCAGGCTATGCCAATCTTGCGTTTCGAGCAGTTTGCTGTGAAGAAGACAGAACTTGGTGTTGCACCAGGTCTTCAAATTAACTTCATGAGATACAACAACCTTGGCTTTGCACAGCCATTGGTTGAAGGTGTCCGCATGACAACAAATGCTTTGACTGCACAGCAGTTCAGCATTACCGTTTCAGAGCATGGCTACGCACTTGCTGTATCTGAACTTCTGCTAAACGCCTCTTTTGATGATGTTATGGCTTCTGCCTCACGTCTTCTAGGTCGCAACATGGCAATCTACCTTGACCAGATTTCCCGCGACACCCTTTACGGTGCCACATCGGTAATCTACGGTGAAGACCGCTCTAACCTATCTGCAGTTAACAACTTCTACGCAGACGGAACTAAGGGCACCAGCCGCGCAACATTGACTGGTAACTTCCACCTTTCCACCAAGACAGTCAAGGATGCAGTAGAAACACTTGCAACCAAGAACATCCCACGGTTGGGCGAAACATACGTTGCTTTCATCCATCCACACCAGAGCCGCAAGCTCCGCGACAATCCAGAATTCATCGAAGTAACAAAGTACGCTGCTCCAGGTAACTTCATGCTAGGTGAAATTGGCCGTCTATACGACACCGTGTTCATTGAAACCACACAGGTTCTCAAGGTTCCAGGTGGAGCTGGCACATCCTACTCCGCTGATACAGCAGTTGCAAACCCAGTGGTTGCAGCTGGTGGTGGCTACACAACACCAAACACCTTTACAGGTAATGGTTCTGCAGACCGCTACTCAGCTATCTTCATCGGTGACAACGCCTTTGGTCACGCTATCTCATTGCCAGTTGAACTGCGCGATGGTGGTATTCTTGACTTCGGTCGTGAGCATGCTCTAGCTTGGTACTCAATCTTCGGTCTTGGTCTAATTACAGACCAGGCAATCGTAATTGCAGAAACCAACTAATTAAGAACCCCGAGAGGGGCCTTCGGGCCCCTCTCACCCCTTTTAACAGATATAACATTGGAGAAAACAATCATGGCAACATCAAAAGCAAAGCCCACAGACGCCACAGGTCGTCAGCGCGAAAAGCAGCAGGCTGAATTTGCTGAACAACAGCAAGAAGCCGCAGCTAACATGGCTATGGCAACTGCCCAAAAAGCAATTAACCTAGACACAGAAGTTATTGACGCGACAGAACCTAACCGCGTTACCGTTATTGTGGATGAACCAACTATCGTAAATGCTGGTGACGAAGTCACTACCATCCGTGTAGTTGAAGACATTGAACACATGACTTTCGGCGCAGGAAATTTCTATTCTTTTAAGGCTGGACAAAAGTACCAAGTTACTAAAGACTTGGCGCGTCACCTTGAAGAAAAGGGTTACCTTGCAGGCGTTATCTAATACGCTTTAAGGGAGACGGGCTTCGGCCCGTCTTTCTTGTTTTAGGCGGTATTTTTCATTGCAATAGGGCACTATTTATAGAGTGTCTGTAACCAAGGAGTAATTGTGGCAGTTCTTTCCGACTTGCTTTCTAGAGTTAGACTAGAGCTTGGCGATAGCCCAGTACAATTTACTACCAATTTAACTGGAACTGGCTCCGTTAGAGACTTTTACTTAGAAGTTAAGCCTGTAGATGCTACCTATCTTGTTGTTACTGTAAACGGCGTAGCCCAAGCTAACCCTACAAACTTTACTGTTGAAGAGTCCCTTGGAATGCTTCATTTTAATTCAGCCTCAACAACTAAGACTGGCTCTGGCGGCGGAAACGGAACATCAAGTTTTACCGTTTCGGCTACAACTGGAATTGTTGTAGGTATGTCAATAACTGGTACTGGCGTTGCTCCAACAGCCATGGTGTCTTCTATTACAGGTACCAACACCGTTAACGTTTCTGTTACAAACACGGGCACCGTTTCTGGAACAGTTACATTCACTCAAACACCAAAAAGCGGGGCTCCAATTGTAGTGTCGGGAACCCATTACCGATACTTTACTAGTTCTGAACTTACTACATTCGTTAATACAGCCGTTACGCAGCACACAGACAACCGTACAGACTCCTATGGTAGCCAGGTAAGCATATCGTCTATTCCGCCCGTAGAAGAGTACCCTGTGGCTCTATTGGCTACTGTAGAGGCTCTATGGGCCCTTGCTACAGACGCGGCGTTTGACATTAACGTTACAGCTCCTGATGGTGTGATGATTCCACGTGCACAGCGCTTCCAGCAATTATCTAACATTATTGCACAGCGTAAAGAACAATACCGAGAACTATGCTCCGCTCTTAATGTTGGTTTATGGCGTATTGAGATTGGCGTTTTGCGCCGAATTTCTCGTACAACTAATAAGCTTATTCCTCTTTACATGCCTCAAGAAATTGATGACTACAGTAAGCCTGAGCGCGTATACATGGAAAACAACCTAAAGGGACGAACACCTGCGCCAAGTACTGTAGGAATTTACGACATTGTTCTTACCCAAGGTGATACGTGGTCAGCCGAATTTGATTTCCCAATAAACTTGACTGGGTACAACATTAATGCTCAAACACGACCATACCCAGGCTCTCCGTTTGTATCTGCAACAATTAACATAACGGTTATAGATATGGCTACAGGTAGAGTTAGATTGTCTTTGACATCTGAACAAACTAAGGCTTTCCCATTAAAATCTTTTTGGGATGTGGCAGTTTCTAGCGTTGACGGAACCTTTAATCAGACATACGTTCGCGGTTTAATTTTTGCTAACCGTCAAGTAACTGTAGATGACCAAACTCCTGTTGTTTATCAACCTTATCAGGGACCAACGTTTACATCAGCTAATCCTTCTGGAACAGCAGTTGTTGGTTCGGCATACACGTATACATTTGTAGCAAGTGGAACTAGCCCAACTTATGTTGTAAGTAGTGGTTCTTTGCCTACAGGATTAGCTTTAAATACCGCCACAGGTGTTTTAAGCGGGACACCAACAGTAGCGGGAACGTACGTATTTGCAATTACTTGTACAAGTTCTTATGTAGCTAGTGGAGAAACTTTGTACTTGTCTACAAGTACACCTAACTTTTCAATTACGGTGACATAATGACTGACGTAGTTGTTACCCCAATTCCTGTTAATACCGTTATTGTAAGTCCTCCAGTAGGTAGCACTAGCGCTAACACTGTTGTAGATGTAGGCGCTGCTACTACTGGTCCGCAAGGTCCTGCTGGTCCTGCTGGGGCTGCTGGCGCTTCTGGCGGATTCTTTACGTTTACCCAGGCTTCCCCAGCTAGCACTTGGACTATTTCTCACGGTCTTGGGTATCGTCCAAATATTTCTGTTGTTGATTCTGCTGGCTCTCAGGTAGAGGGCAATGCCGTTTGGACTGACATTAATAACTTAACTATTACTTTTAGTGGCGCCTTTAGTGGCGTAGCGTACCTATCGTAGGAGATGTAAATGGCACGTAAATTTTTAACCCCCATAGACTTGGGTAAGAACGAGCTTCAGAATGCCCGTATTCAAAACCTATCTGGTTCCCCTGCATCCCCTGTTGCTGGTCAGGTTTACTACGATAGCACGGCTAACACGCTGTACTTCTACAATGGCACTGGTTGGGTTGGCGCTGGCGGTATGTCCGCTGGACTACTATCCGCCCGTCCTGCAGCGGGTTCAGGCAACGTAGGTACTTTCTTCTATGCTACAGATAACAAGCACATCTATTACTCTAACGGAACTGTTTGGGCGCAAAGCGATGAGTTTGGTTCCCCGTCTAATCTTGCCTCTTCAGCTTCAGACGGCACTGCCGAAACTTATGCTCGCGCTGACCACGTTCATCGCCATGCTGGAGCAGACCACTCAGCAATTAAACTTAGTGATTTAAGCAACTCTCTAAGCGCCCACGTTGACTTCAGCGCTTCTGGATACACCATCCGTGCTACAGCGCCTTCAAACGCCCTTGACGTAGTTAACAAAGCATACGTAGATAATATCTCTGCAGGTCTTAATCCACATGATGCTGTAGAAGCTTGTACAACTGGAAC